TTGGTGATTAGAATGAGGCCAGATATGGTATTCAAACATCAATTACCAGAGTTTGATAACAACAAGTTTTATACTATCCTACATAGGAACCATCTAGGTCAAGGTACCGGTGATATGTTACAGGTCAGTAATCCGTGGTTGATGACTATTTTCTCAAATATGTTGACTGCGTTACCTGCACTCTATCGTGAAACTAACGTATTGTGTCCACATATCATATCAGAACACCTTTTCCGTAGAATGAGTTTCCCTTGGGAGGAAGTTGCAATTGACAAGATGTTGATGCATACACCCAAAGGTGAATATGCACATAAACAAACATACGGTTATCAATGATTTACATCGCACACAGAGGTCTAACGCAGGGACCAGATAAAGAATTAGAGAATCATCCAGAACAAATTATGAAGGCCGTAAGGCAAGGTTATGATTGTGAGGTTGATTTGTGGGTTAAAAATGGTCAACTTTTCTTGGGTCACGATGAACCAACACATAAAGTTGACTATTCTTTCCTTTCCATTAATCCTCTGTGGATTCATGCAAAGAACTTGGATGCTCTGGTGTGGTTACGTAAACAACATAAGAAATTCAACTACTTCTGGCACGAAGAAGACCGTTTCACATTAACCAGTGAAGGTTATATCTGGACATACCCAGGACAAATGTTGTCTGAACACAGTGTATGTGTTATGCCAGAACGTTATATGTCACTGGATGACGTAAACCAATTTACATCAAACTGTTATGGTGTCTGCTCAGACTACGTAGGTTTGATGGATAAAAACGTATAAATATAAATGGCAACCAAAGTGTGTTGCATATCTAGAGGTATAAATGAAATCGTTCCAACAGTTTATAGTCGAACAAGAGGACTCCGAAGAAGGTGCCAGTAGACAAATTAAACATTTGACTCACGTAGAAGACCGTCACCTACAAAATGGTGAAAAGGGTGCTATGCACGCCATTTCGTCTTTGTCTGCTGCTGCAGAGCATATTAAACAAGGCAAAAAGACCTCGGAACTAACAACAAAATATGATGGTTCACCTGCAATTGTGTATGGTCACCATCCAGAAACAGGTAAGTTTTTTGTCGCTTCTAAGTCGGCTTTCAACAAAACACCTAAAATTAACTACACTCCTGATGATATTGACAAGAACCACGGTCATGCTCCAGGATTGGCACAAAAACTTAAAGATGCACTGAAACATCTACCAAAGGTTGCACCGAAGAAAGGTGTTTACCAAGGTGATATGATGTTCTCGGATGAAGATAAAAAAACCAACCGTGACAGTGTTTCCTTCCATCCAAACCCTTCCGGTCTAACATATACTGCCCACGGCAAACACAATTTGGCTGTACGTAAGGCCAAAATTGGTGTGGTTACTCACCTGTCATACCATGGAAGTGCTGCTAACTTGAACGCACACCATGAAGTTGACCACGAGAATTTCAACAAACATCCTGATGTATTCTCTGTGGATCCTAGAATGGACACTTCAAAGGTTCATTTTAGTAAAGAACAACAAAAACAGTTCAACAAACATATGTCAGCTGCACAAGCAGTACATGATACTCATGGTGACGATATGTATGCTGGTACCAAAGCACACCAAGGTGTCGGTGGTCCATTAGAAGCCTATATGAACCACACTGTTCGTACCGGTGAAGAAGCTAATCATAACAACTTTAAGAACTGGTTGGAATCCAAGAAAAACAAAGAAATCGACAAACTTAAAGTTGAAAAGAACAAAAAGGCCAAGCAGACAGAATTAAAGTCTGAATTGGATAAGGTTGATAGAAACAGAAAACATTACAATAATGTATTCAAGTTACATGGACACCTACAAAAAGCAAAAGGTGTATTGATTGATGTTATGAATCAACACCAAGAGTTTCAACATGAACACGGCGGTGAAGCTGCAAATCCAGAAGGATATGTATTCCACCACGGTAAGGAAACAGATAAGTTTGTTAATAGAGCAGAATTCTCCAGAAATTTCGCAGGAATCAGAAACATATGAAAAGTTTTTTAGAAAAACTACAAGAAGACGCAGCAACCCATTTGCCGGTTGTTATGGCCTTTGGCCGTATGAATCCACCTACAATTGGTCACGAGAAACTGGTCAACAGGGTTAGAGAGATTGCTAAAGACTATCATGCGCCCCACCACATCATAGTGTCACATTCTTCTGATATTAAGAAGAATCCACTAGATGTTAAGAGTAAGTTGAAACATGCAAAACGTTTCTTTCCTGGTGCCAACATTGAACACTCAACCAAAGAGCACCCAACATTCTTGCAACATGCTGCCAAATTACATGCCGCTGGCCACGACCATTTAGTGATGGTTGCAGGTTCAGACAGATTACAAGAATATCAAGAGAAGTTGGAAAAGTACAACGGAGAAGGTCCAGGTAAACTGTTTAACTTTAAGAAGATTGAAGTTAAATCTGCTGGACAACGTGATCCTGATGCCGAAGGTGCAGAAGGTATGTCCGCTTCTAAGATGCGTGAACATGCAAAGAACAACGATTTTGTGTCATTCAAACAGGGTGTACCTCAACACGTACCAGAGAAACACGCAAAGGAATTATTCCGTGATGTTCGTAAGGGCATGGGATTGAATGAGAACGTGAATCGTGGTATGTTCAAGGCCATCTTTGTTACTGGTGGTCCTGGTTCGGGTAAAGATATTGTTATCCGTGAAGCGATTGCTGAACAAAAGGCCGTAGAAATTACTTCAACTCAAGCGTATAACTACTTGATGGATAAAGGAAATCTTGCGGAACAATCTAATGATTTCCGTAGAGAAGCTATCCGTAAACGTGGTCCACTTGTTATTAATGGACCTGCGGACGACCACACCAGAATGATTGCAATCAAAGAAGAGCTTGAGGAATTGGGTTATTCGACAACCATGGTGTTCGTCAACACCACAAATGAAGTTAGTCAATCCAGAAATGAAAAGTTGACCAAGATGATTGCTGAGTCTATTCGCCAAGAAAAGTGGGAACTGGCTCAAACTTGTAAAGAATCGTATAAACAGAATTTCACTAATTTTATTGATTTGAATAATAGTGATTCTCTGGAAACGATAGAGGAAGATATCACAGAAATATATCACCAGTTGAATATGTTTATTGATGATAATACCTATATGTCAGAAGCATACCGTTGGATGGAAACCCATGGTAAGCTAAATAATAATCATGTTATAGTTAAGGAAACTAACAATGTTCAAAAGAATTTTAGCTTTGTTCAAAGGCTCAAAGAAAGTAGAAACGCCAGAATTGTCAAAGGCACAACAGGACGAGCAGAAGATTTTGGCAGTATCATCCCAGATAATCGAAAAATCGGAACCGAAACAGACCAAATCAAAGGTCCGCTCCGTGTCAGAAAAGACCCAGCCGAAAAAGGACACTCAGGTGGCGCCTGGTCAGGAGTCTATGAAGAAACAAACCCGCACATCCAGAAGTTCGCAGAGCCGAAAGAAAGCAACTTCAGTAAAGACGCAGACAAAATCAGACGTTTAAGAAATGGCGACAAATCAAATTCAGCAAGTAGAGTCGGCACACCTTCTGGCGTTGGACCAGAATACGACTCACGTGCAGGTGGCCAAGGTGCCGCTGCAGGTGCTGGATTGGGTAATCAAACATACAGCGAAGATACGATTGGTCCAACAGCAAGTAATGCTGATGTTGTCAACTTCGCAGGTATGGCAGGTGGTCCAAAACCTAACCCATTGGAAACTGGACCGAAAGACTTTAAGAAGTTCAGAAAAACTATTAAAGAGACAAAAGGTTTCCAAAATGAACCAGAATCTGGTTTCGTTGGAACTTTGAGTGGTTCTGATAATAAAGAACCAATAGAGAATCCAAACAACAAGGTGGGATACACCTATGATACAATAAGAAAAAGAAAGAAGGCGGTGTAATATGTCAAAAACATTAAAACAATTCAAAGAACAGTTCGAAAACAACTCAATTTTTGAACAGTTGGTACAAGAAGTAATGTCCAAGGATGCTGATGCAGGTGCTTGGATCAAAGACTTTGTGAATTCTGACAATCCTAAGTTCGCTGGTAAATCCAAAGAACAACGTAAGAAGATGGCTCTTGGTGCATATTATTCTAAACAGAATGAAGAAACTGAATCTGTTGATGAAGCTTTAAAAGGCGACCAACACAAAATCGACAAGAACAAGAACAACAAGATTGATGCACAAGACTTCAAACTGTTGCGTAAAGAAGAACAAGAACAAGTCGAAGAAGGTTGGGATGATATGGTTAAGGCTGCAAAAGACAGCGTTAAATCTGGTCCTAAACCATCTGGTGGTTC